TTGATTTGGCACCTTTTAATTGATTGTTTAGATTTATAATATATTGAGCCAATTCGTTTCTACTTGCATTCTTATATGCTTCTTCATTTATGGATTCTTGAAATTTATCTTCCAATCCATCCTTACCATCCAAGTAATTAAAAACACTTTGTAAGTAATCCATTGACTTGGTTAATTTAGATTGAACCCAAGCTGGAAATTCTACCTCACCATCACCATTCTTATCGACATTTTGTATCATATTGTAAATCATCTTAGAATACTTCATAGACCTCTCTAATTGACTCTTAGCCATCGAACCTTCGTGATCCTTACCTTCCTTATCAAGTTTTGCATCCTGTTTTCTCTTGTCTCTAAGACCACCTAATAGTTCATCACTATCATCTTCGTCATCGACACTAATTGCTTTAAATGTAGATTTTTTAAATGCCAAAGGTGATTGATATCCTGGAATTGCAGAACTATTTGATGCCTCTACTTCTCTACCAGTTCTTCCATGTTTTGAAATTTGAATTGCCGCCTCTTGGTCGTTAGCATCATCCTTACTATCGTGAGTTCCCAATCTCTTACCACCCTTTTTAGGATAGAGAACGTACTTACCATTAACCTTTTTAATGGTTTCCTTTTTTAAGGCGTTAAATATTTGTTTTTTAGTAAATTTCATTTATCTTTCATCGTTTTTACGATGTTTCTTTAAAATTTTATCCCATACTTTCCATGTATCTTCCATTCCCTTTAATGCAGAATTGAGTTTCTTTCCCATCTTATCCATATGAGCGTGGAATTCTTTTGTAGTTGCTTGATAATTTGCTCTACTATTCCAATCATACATATCACTTTCTCTTGGCCCAAAGTCAATATTTTCCATTTCACCAAACAACTTTCCCCATTTATATCCATATTCAGACACATCTTTTAGTGCTCCAAATGTAGGAATCTTTGAAGAGTATGCTTCTTTGATAGGTTTTTTAGAATTTTGATGTTGTTTCATCACACTATCCAATGTGGGTAATTTTTCACCAAACTCTCGTTTGAGATACTTACTCTCTTGTAGTATTTCTTTTAATTTTTTCATTATTTCAACTCCGTCCAGTCTTGTGGATTACCGTAATCTGATTTATAATACCATTTCTTATCTTTTAAATTGTAAATATATCCATATTCTTCACCACTATTAAATTTTACCTTGTCTCTATTTGAAAACTTACTTAATGAATTACTTTTATCACCCCTATCTCTACCATAAAATACAGTTACATCTTTATCAGGTTTCATAAATGAATGGTCTTTACTTCCTTGTATCTTTTTTCCAATGGTTGAAATACCTTGTTTACCAAGTTTTAAAAGTTCTTTTGCTTTAGCAGGGTTGTTATAATACCTTTTTAAATGTTTTCCTGCCCATTCAGGATACCCATCGTAATGTCCGTATGTAGATATAATCTTTCCATTACCATCTTCCACACCAACTAACCAACGAGTTCCCTCTGTAAGAACACTTTGAACTTCTTCTTTAATAATTTCTTTCAATCTTTTTAGTTTCATTCTAATTCCCCTCTGGATACTTCTTGTTTAACATTGAAAAATGTGTTACCATTCTTGATAATACTTGTTTGATGTCATTATTAGCAGATTTTCTCATTTTAACTTTTCCTCTCATTGAGGATGGATACCCATTTACATTAACCTCAAGTGTTCCATCATTTTCTAAATAAAATGTAACAAATCTTGAATTTTCAAGTATATTATTAGACCAAGTTTTTTTAGGATCTAACGAGAATTTACCAACTATGGAAACTCTATCTGCTCCACCTAAAGAACTATGATAAATCTGTCCACTTTGAATATCTGGTGATACTTTTTTTAATACTTTGGTCATAAGTTCTGTTGTTTTTTTAGCAGTATCTATTGTGAATACACTACCCGAAACACCTTTTTTCTCAGTTACAGATATGTTTTCAAATTTTTTCTTATGAGTTTCAACGTGTCTTGAGGCAATCTCCTCATACTGACCACTATTCATTAATCTATTCATTAATCTTGTAGCAGCTCCACTATTTTTAACCACTTTAATTGTTTTATCAGTTTGAGGATCGTAAACCTCCCATTCACCTTGTTTAGCAATCTCACCCATTCTTGCTTTAATACCCTCAGTTAAAGTTTTGTAGGATTCATCTAAATCACTTTTCTTAAAATCTTTTAAGTTCTTTAATACTTGTGAACTACCAGCTTTACCTATGTGAAAACCACCAGCTTTAATTCCTAACTCAATTTCTCCCACTCTATTAATGTATATTGGTAGAACATCTGATTTTTGTGTAGCACCCATTTGTCCTATATGATTAGACTTTACGGTATAGAATCCACCCCATGCACCATTATGAAAACTCTGTTTCATAGGATTAAATTTTAATACTTTTATTCCAGCTCTCTTAAAAGTTTTATCCATATATTTTTTAAATTCACCTTTAGGATCAAAATAAGTTTCTTCATTTACAACTGATTCACTCATACTCAAAATAGCTTTTTTCTTTTTAAGCATTAGTTTAAGGAACGCATCTACTAACTTACCATTCTTATCATCAATCATACGATGTGGTCTACCAACAAAATCTTGTCCGATACCGCTCAACTTACCTGAACGGCGGAACTCAATCGTTCCTTTTGGAGATTTTACTGCAAAGTCACCCATACCTAAATGCACAAGTTCTGAATTTGGTAATACACCTTTACTATAGTTTACAAAGTTACTATCTACTATTGTTTGATTTCCAACTCTTTCGTAGTGGCCTATATTCTTTCCTTCATTTACGGATTCTTTAAATGATGTTTTAAATTCCTGTGATATCTTTTTAAGTGATTGCATCAACTTAGGTTCTTTTTTAATATTTTTATCCCATATAGTAAGTTTACCATCTTCACTTATATGAGCTATATTTTTATAATCACCACCTTGACTTTGATTTCTATCATATATGGTCATACCATTACCTTTAAAAGCAGCCCCAGTATCATACTTTCCAAACGCACCCTCTTTTATGGATTCATTATACTGTCTAAGAGCATCCATAACTTGACTATCATCGGACAACCCTTTCTTAATTTTTTCAATTTTCTTAACAGCCAATGTCATATTACCCTTCATATTTTTAGCTATCTGTATAGCCTTTTGGACATTTCTCGTAGTTACTTTATAACTATTAAAAAAATCTTTTGGTAATACTTCATTTACAGGCATTTTTAATTTATATTCCATAAAATTGGATTCGGATAATTTCTTTAATAATTTCTTTTGAAACTTCTTCTTTACATCAGGAGTCATGTCCATCCCACCACTCAATACGCTAGTTAATGTATCTAATGCCTTTTTCTTTCCTTGACTTTTAACCAAATCTTTAAATGCGTCCTTTATAGACATTTCTTTAAATTCATTTACTTTTTTGTATCCACTACCATAAGGAACTGAAGTATTACCTTTCTTCTTCATCTTCTTTACCGTAGAACGACTCGGTGATGGTATATTTTCTTTCTTTAACCGACTCTTTTCAGCTCTACCACGATTAGTTGACTCCTTTTCAAATCCCACAATCTTTCCTCCCTTATGTGAAGCATCTTTACCATCACCATTACCATAAGTTCCCTTCTTACGATTATACTGATTTAATTCTGCTCTATATTTTTTAGACTTTGTAGATGAACCATATTTAGCATACTCTTTTTTGTAGTCTCGTTTCTTTTCTTCACCAAGACCAACAATTTCTTGTTTGACCAAATCAGTAATGTATTCCTTCATACGTTCATTATAATCATTCACAGGTTCTTCCTCATGTTTCATCCAAACTGGATGTTCTTCACCACTATATGGTCAAGTGTGGTGATTAGGTTTCATTATTTTATTCGTTTATTAAATTCTTTTAGAAAATCTTTTTTAGCACCACTACCATACTCTGTTTTGATTAAGAACGCAACAGCATATGCAACTTCCTCAACTCTATTACCACCTTTTTTCTCGGCCTTTTTCCATCCACCGAGTAAACCTTTGTATATCCAAGTCCAGGGAGATTCGTTTTCTTCGTTGATAGTTTCTTCAAGACGGAATTCTCTCCACTTTTTATTCATATCACTAACTGTTTTATATCTCATTATAATTCCTTCTTAACCAATCGTGTATATCTACTTACTTCTGTTGGTTCTAAATTTAATGCTAATATAGTTCTACCCAATATGGCTAATTTTCTTTTACGATTTAAATTACCACTCTTTACAGCATCAATGAATTTTTTCATATATCGTTCTATCTGTGCTGGAATTGGTTGTTTAAAAGATTCGTCATCTTCTTTGATTATATTTTTAATTTCTTGACGAATAACTCTACGAATAGTATCTTCTTTTACAGAATCCTTTTCGATAGCTTTAGCAACTACCTTTCTACGATTCTTTAGATAATCATCACTTTTATCTGAATCACCATCGTTATCCACATCATCATCTTCTTTACCGACATCATCTAAATCTTCTTTAAATTTATTCTCTTGGTGTTTTTTCATTACACCACTAAATGTAGGAAGTGCCTCACCAAACTCTCGTTTGAGATACTTACTCTCACTTATTAATTCTGTTAATTTGGCCATTTTACTCTCCTCTAATTATATCATTTATAATACTTTCGACTTTACAATATTTACCACAAGTTCTACCTTGTATTGGTTGATGTTCCACACCCTCTTTAATAGGATATAAAAATGCTCCATGTGTAGATGGATTGGAAACAAAGTCAAATGCTATCAGTTCAAAATCTTGTCCTACTTCTTGTCCATCTCCTTCAGACATAGGTTGAACTGAACCCATACCACGAGATGAAATACCTAATTTTATACCTGCTTTAAATAATTCTGTTAATATATTACCACTTGGTGTTCCCAACACTTCAACCGTTCCAATTAAATTCTTTCCTTCCCAATGCATTTCTGTAATATTATGAGAGACATTCTGTAAATTCACTACTGATGATTCAGGATGGTCTAATTCACCTAACGCTCTTTTCTGTTTAATAAACCCCTCATCATACTTAGTGGATTCTCGTGCCAAAATCTCGTGTGGATATACTCTACCATTTTGATTCTTAGCATCTGACCTCTGTAGAACACCATGAACCACTAAACGACCATTATTCTGTTTAATTGACTCGTTTATCTGTTCTGCTGTAATTTCAAATGGTAAATAATCTACTATTAGTTGTTTTGACATTTTTTACTCCTCTCTCATGAAATCAAATTCTTGATTCTTGTAAATTTCTTCAAATTCTTCGACATATTGTGATGCTAAAGATTTTCTATCTTTTTTTGGAAAAACATCTAACTGATTTCCACCATATGACCGAACATATCGTTTTGCTCCATCATCTATCAAATACATAAAGGCCTTTTTTGCCAATCCCTTACGAAATTTGTTCCTTTTCTTTTTTGAGGACAAATTCTTCAATATTGGCATATATCTTTGACGATAAATATTAGCGTCATTGTCAATATAGAGTTTTAACTCTTCCATTTCCTTAGAAAGGCTGACTTCTGTCAATAAATCTTTAAGTTTTATCATCAATCTTTCCTCATCATAATGTCGTGTCTCAAAGCTTCAAGTTTTCTAATCCACGCAGTTAATTTTTCAATCATATAGTTCTTATCAACGTCTTTATTCTGTATTTCTGTGTGCCACCTTTTTAGCATTGTAGAAATACTGAACAAAGAATCTAAAAAAGACTTTCTGTTCTGTTCAAATGTCATAATGTTTAATGTAGTTGACCGACTTTATTAGCTAAATTAACTAATCTCTCACCTATTCTACTTAAAGCCTTATGTGTATTTTTCCAATAAGACCTCGAATCAACATTTAATTCATTTTTCAATCTAACATTATTCTTGACAATCTTTTCTAATTCATCAAGACTATCACGAGTTTCTCTCATTGCCATTCCAATTTTTTGTTTGGGAGTCATAGTGTCATCATTTCTAAAATCGTGATACTTTCCCTCTTTTCTTAATTTAGGATCATCCGGTTCTTCGTATGTAGTACTAACTGTTGGATTTTTATGTCCCCTAGCATATCCGGCTTTTTTCTTTTTCTTACCAGCCTTAAACTTGTTACCCCTAAAAGCAAGTGGTGTTTGATATTCTCCACCGGTCGTTGCAGTGGTAGAAGCCTCATCTAATTCTTTTTCTATTAACTCTCTAATAAATTGACTAAATGTATCTTCTTTAATTTGTGACATCTCTCAACTCCTTAATAAGTTCATAATATCTCATTAGTGCAACTACTTGTTTATCCTTAACTACCTTACCCTTAGATAATGTATTGGCCTGTTTTATAGCCTCTGATAATTTAATTTTTGTAATGTCATCATTTACTTTTGGTAAAATCTTTGTAAGAATTTGTTTTACTTTTTTAATTTCACCATTTACAAACTCTCGTAATGAATTCGTATTAGAAATATTATTGATATATTCTTTTAAAAGATTTCTTTGCATAGGATTAAGACTCTTATACTTACCATTAAAGTTCTCGACCATTAATTTATAAGATAATGTTTGTATGTCTTTATCTTCTTTCTTATAATCGGATATAACTTCTCTATCTACATTAATCTTTTTAACCTTATTACGAGTAATGTGTTCTGTAATACAAAATGAACTTTCTACTTCATCAGTTGGATTAAAAATATTAGTTGTTTCTGCTAAAAATGTTTTGTATATTGAAGCATAAACTTTAAAGTTTGGTATCCGTGCACTAAAGAAATCTTCTACTTTATAATTTTCTTTAATCTCTTTAATAAGATTGTATTTCTCCACACGAAGTTTTTTATTTTGTAACTTTTCTCGTGATTTCAAGACCACTTCTAATAATTTTTCTGCCTTATGAGACGAATTATAATTTTCTTTCAATAGCGCCTGATACAGTTGGTTTTCCTTACCAAGTTCTGTAGCTTCATTAAAGAATTTTTTTAACATCTCTACTGATTTTGACTTTTCACCACCATTCATCATATCTACGGTGATTTGGCGGGATAATAATTCAAAAAGTATTCCCGTATTCTTTAGTTTCGAGTGTTTGACACGTTGGGCCATAATTAATGCTCCTAAATTGTATATTTCTTCATCAATAAATATAAAAACTTCTAATAAATCATCATTTAAGTATCACTTTTACCCGATGATACTTCATTTTTATATTCTTCTTCTACATCAGCCGTTTCGGTTATTATTTTAACTTCTTCCTTACTGACTTTACCTAAACTTTTCTTTAATTTATCATAGTGAGCCAATGCAAGTCCATATTTTGGACTTCCACTACTACCTTTTCTCTTATCATGAGCTCCAAGTGGATCACGACCTCTTACACTTGAATCTTTTCCATGTTTGGGTCCTTCCTTTGGACGACCACTTCCTGGCCAACCATCATCGGGCATCTCCATTTCTAATTCTCGACTTGTTCTTCCCATTCCAGTAGGTGCTCCACCGGGTGCTCCACCTTCTTCTCCACCACCAGCCATTGCTCCTTGTGTTCCAACGGCCTCTTCACTTTGAACAGGATCATTACCCTCATTCTCAATTTGTGACCATCTAAATTTTCTCTTTTGGTCTTTTAGTAGTCCAAGTCTAACATCTTTCTTCTCTTCTTCTGAAAATTTGAAAATATTATCATAAATCCATTCTGTATCTGCTATTTTAGAATCCATAAGACTTGCTGCAAGACTCTGTTTGTTATTCCACAACTCAATCTTTTCTTCTTCATATATTGTAGATGGATTTTTTAAATTTAATTCAAAATCAACAAGGTCTGCATCTGTATATCCTTGTGAATATAAATGAACTATGGCAATCTTTGTTAATTCACTTGTAACAATTCTCTGTATTCTTTCAATTGTTCTTGCAAAACGGACATCTTCAGCTGCTAATGTTGATTTACTACCGGCTGCTTCATCATACCCAAGAAATGCCTTTGGTATCTTTAAGGATGCCATTAATTTGTTTCTCAAATATTCAATATCATCTACCGCCTCATAAGTCAATCCAGCTAAACTATCAATGGACGTTCCACTATCTCCACCTCGAACTGGTAAAAAGAAATCCTCTGTAAGATTTTGAATATTATATTTTAAATTGTAGTCTCCAGTATTTTGGTCTATTACTGGTGCCTTTTTCATTTTATTCATTATCTTTTGCATAAAGTTTTCAACTTCAGCAGGTGGAATGTTTCCAATATCAATTTTAAATACTCTTTTTTCAGGAGCTCTCATAATTCTATGAATCAACATCGCATCTTCCATAAGACTTAATTGTTTCCAAATCTTACGACCACCTTCAATCATACCTTTACCATAAGGTAAGAAGTTTGAATCGGATAGTAAACGAAAATGTGCTATTTCATAATTTTCAAATTCCTTATTTCCTGCAATTTTACCGGAATGACGTGCATCACCATTTTCAATCATAAATTGAGTATAATATGGATTCTCTGGATCCTCTCCTTCAATACGAGTTACATCATATGTTGACATTGGAACTACATTTGTAACTCCATATTTTTCTTTCACATCTAAATAAAGATAGAAATCTCCATACTTACATAAGTTTCTTACCCAAGGCCATAGATTAAATTCTATATTCAATACATCATAAAATAAATTATGTAAAATATCATGAATATTTTCATTTTCGGTTTGAATATCCAATACTTTACCATATTCATTCTTCATTGTAGATTCATCTGCATAAATGTCAAGTGCACTTGATATAATTGCATCATTGTCCATTTCTTCATAATCTCTGAACAATCCAAGTCTTTGTGATTGAAAATTAAGTGCCTGTGCATGTCCATATCCACCAGTAGTTTGAGTAGTATGAAGTCTTGACCACCTATCCACCAAACTATTTTTTGATGCAGTACTTTGAACTCTATTGGTATCAGCAACCTTTAACTTTTTTCCACCTGCATGTCTTACGATTACATTTGTAGAAAAAAGTCGTGTTAATCTTGCTCTTAAATTTGTTTGTGCCATTTTATCCTCTTATTATTTTACTAACCAAGTTAAATCTTCTTTATCACCTTGTACATCCATTTGCCAAGAGTCATTTGCATTATCGTCTTGAGTGTACACCATATCATAATCTAACATTTTACTTAGAACTGATTTTTGTAAGGCCATACCTTCAGCACTTAATCTTAGTGCAGTATCTCTAACCCACAATCCAATCGCTAAACTCATTGTGAGGTCATCGTTGTATCCTTGCATTGCTTCAGCTCTATTATTATTCCAAATAAAGACGAATAATTCATCAATTAATCTTTCCGAATGAACGATAACAGATTTCTCTCTAAAATATTCTTCTAATTTTGCTATTACTAATGGTCTTGTTTTCATTGTCATACTGAATCCAGGAACCATCTGTCTTTCTGAATTTTTATATCGGTTTGTTACTTGTCTTGCAACATCTACATACCTTAAATCTTTACTTGTGTAAAATAGGTTTTCATATTGTCTATCAATCACTTGTTGAATTGTAGCCCAACCAATACTTGAATTCTCAATAACAAGTAATGCGTTGTTATACTCCATAGCAGTATTCATACATAAATTACCAAAATCTTTGGTAGAAATCTTTCCCTTGTATTCCGCAACTTGTTCCATTGATTCTATATCAATAATATGGAACGCTGAAAAATCTTGTCCATCACCACGAGCAACGTCAGCTGCCACTACATAACTTCTTGTATAATCTGGTTGTCTATATATCCATAGATTACTATCTATTCCTCTTTTCTCAATAGGTGTTTCTATGTGTTCTTTTTTATATTCTTCTAAAATTCTTGGATCAACAACACCTTGACCGGAAGTGATGAAATCACAATCACATTCTTGTGCTGCCCCACTCGGTCCTAAAAGTTTATCTTGTTCATCTCTCCATGATTGTTCTCTATCAGGATGTACCGTCCAATGAAGTTTAATTGTATTCCAATCATTAGTTCCATCTTCGGCACCAACCCAAGTTCTATGAAACCAATTACCAACACCATTAGGTGTGGATAGTGCAATACATTGACCACCAGTTGATAATGTAGATTGTGCGGCAGTCCATATCGTATCAATCTTATCGATAAATGCTGCCTCATCCATAACAAGTAGAGATAGTGCCTCTGAACGACCAGCATCATCAGTAGATGATATAGCCTTTACTTGTGAACCATTTGAATATCGTAGTGAGAGTTTATTATCCTCAACACACTTTGACCTTACCCAACTTGGTAGGTTTGCATGCATAACACGAATCTTTGTAACTAAATTTTTAGCAGTATCTTGTTTGGTAGCAATTACTAATATGTTTTTATCTGATTGAAAGGTCATCATCCATAAGGAGTATCCAGCAGTTAATGTTGAAATACCTAACTGACGAGCCTTTAATATAACATTATAATTATTATTTTTAAATTGATTTAATGAATCTTCTTGAAACGGATATAGTTCAAACGGAACTTTACCTCTCATCGGATGTTGAATAACGGCATACTTTTTCAAAAAATACACAGGATCCTGTGCACATTTTAGGTATTCGGCCTTTATGATATCCTTCATCTTATTATCGTTCATTAATTTGATACATCCATTATTTTAATTCCAAAATAAGTTGGAATGGTTACTGATGCTACCCCATATGTAAAGTATAGCCATTTATTTTCATACCAACTTGGTTTTGCCAATTTTGCCTTTTTGATGTAAGCCTCATTCTGTGCCTTTATCGAGACAATCTGTGTGTCTTTAGCTACAAGTAGTAAAGAATCTAATTTTATTTGTTCTTCCAATTCAATAATAGTATCGTCATACATCTCTTCACCATATTTGTACATATGTATTAGTGAATCTGCCTTTGCTAATTTACTCTCCCATTGAGCATCACGAGCTTTTAACATTTCTAATGCTTCTGCATATGTAAATGTCGTTACATCCTTTCCGTCTTTTTGTATCTGCTGTCCAAATAATGAACCAATCAGTAAAAGTGGTATTAAGTATTTCATATTCACCCTCTATCTGTGTAGAACGTAAACTATACCACTTGCACCAATTGTCACTTTCCTTACTCCAATTGGATAAAGTGTATCTGCCGTCAAAGCTGATCCTGGTATTGTCCCACCATCCGCTGCCTGAATAACAACATTAGTTACTACTTCAACAATAAATCCTGCACCGGGATTTGAACCAGTTGCAAAAAATGTTGTAGATGAATCAACTTTTGTTATTCTATTGTAATCACCAGTTGACCTATAGGCTGGTTGTGACCTATGAGTACTTGGATAAGTTGGTACTGACATTTTATTTCTCCTTTATATATATAATTATTTAGATTTGGAAAACTTTCTTAAAAAGGCTGCTGCATCATCCACATCTTCCTTTTCAAAGGTTACTTCCATTTTTTTCACTTCGTTTTTAGTACGAGTGAGTTTTCTTTTTAAATTTGTTATCTGTTTTTTATTTTTGGTCTTATTTACTTGTAATTTTTCTACTTCTTTTGCAACTTCCTTTTCTTTTTTCTTGTGCTCTTTAATAACTTCACCAAGTTCTTCTACTTCTTTTGATTTCTTTGCACTTAAAATGGTACTTAAACCAAAAAGTCCTACAATACCAACGATGAGTTTCTTTAACCAATCCATTTTATATCTCCATTATTTGTTTATATGTAGATTTACCCTCTAACCGTTTGGTCTTAGATGGTTTATCTGAAATTTTTTCATCAACTGGCTTTGGTATTCTGAAATTAACTACCTTTCTTCCATTTATTGTTGGCATTCCGTGGTCATCAGTACCAATTTCTTTTACTTTAATTCTTTTGTTTTTAAATTTACCACCTAAGATGGTATCTCCAATGCTTATATCAATAGTAATGGCCATTATTTCGCTCCTTTTGGTAACAAATCAACCAACTTACCACCTTTCCATACTCTACCATCCACTTTACTTGAAATTCTGTGGTCTGTCCATTTACCCCATAGATTTTTATTTTGTGCAAATACTGATTCTCCACCTTTTTGAGATTGTCTATATCCACTTGCACTTCCCATTGACTTAGAACCGGGTTCAGGTGTGGCTGGAATTCCACCACTTACACTACCTTCAGGTGGTGTGGTTGGTTTAATCAAAGTTTGTGATGTAGAATGAAAATTTGCTGATTCTGGTGGAATGGTATATTCTTGTTTTCTGTGAAATCCATGTATTCCATACATTCTTTGTTTTGGTGATAATGGTGGTGTGTCATCTCGTAGTTCATCTGCTTTAACTTCTGAATTACCATCAGGATCACTTAAATATTTATAAAGTTTTCCTGCATCTCTTTTTGCTCGTCTTTCGTTGTTTTGACTATCAGGCCCACCATAAATGTTATCGGCTGCTGGAAAATCAACTTGTGTCATTCCACGAGTTAAACTTGCAGGTCCTACATATCGTCTTTCACCTCGTTTAGTATATAATCCATCTGGCCATGCATCACCTGTTGTGATACCACTACCATATCCTGAAGTGCCAGTAGGAGAAGCTTCATTTATTATCTTCCACAATTTCTGTTCAATTATATTCACTACCCTCTCCAACTTATCATAAGGTTTTGACCATCGAGTTTTTCAGTTACATTATCTTCTCTATCTAACTGACCACCCAATCCCATCTCTATGATATTTTTTAAATCTTTAAACGTTAGGTCTTTATCATCAAAAGGATGTGCCATATGTCCGTATGCTCCACCTTCTGTTATTAATTCTTTAAGTTCATCATTCCACCAATCTTTAGACAATGGAGTGTATTTTTCAACATGAAGTCTTGATTTACCACCACTAAATTTCTTCCCACTTCTTTTTGCTGCTTGATTGGTTCGTTTTTCATCATCTTCTTTACGACCTTGTGCATCAATTCCTGATGCTATTGGAGGACCTGCTAATTGTTGGTCTTTATCAACTCCCATCCACTTAACTACTTCCCAACCTAAACTATCCATCACATTTTTTAAGGTTTTTTTATATTTTTTAACATCACCATGAGATATAGAATTTATTGCTCTATGTGACATAGTGTAATCTTCTTCAGGATCCATTGCTCCATCACCCAATATATAATTAACTACTTTGTATCCTAAATCATTTTGTAATTGTTCAATCCAATCCTCAGATTCTTTTTTGTATTGAGTTAAATTTCTATAAAATGTTGCAGGACCATCATCTGTTGGTGAATTTGTTGTGGATGAACCGACTTCATTTAAAATCTCACTAATATCATTCTCTACTAAAAATTCACCGATAACATCACCACTAAATTCTTTTAAATAATCTCTCATTATAATCTTTTAACCCAACTCAATACATTAGATAATCGTTCGCCATTTCTTTTTAATACATCTACTTCTTCTGAATTCTTATATTTACTTTTCATAGCATCGTCTAAAGACTTAATCATTTGTTTTTTCATACTAGAAGTAACTTTAATCTTTTTCTTTTTACCCCAACTATCAACACCGGCGGCATTACCAACTCCAACAGATGCAAAGTAAGGTTCGCCGTATTGTGGTTTGAATTGATACTCTATAGTAGTAGCTCCACCCCTTGATTCTTTTTTATACACAAAAGTAACCATAAGACCAATATGTGAAG